TCGCAATATGCTCAAATGGTTCAGCAGATGTTCGGGAAAAAAGCAAGTTCAAATGATCCGTTAGCACAATGTGATTATGGTAATTTCTCATTAAGATTTAAGCCTGTGGACATTAATTTTACCAAACCAAACTGGGATACTATCATGACAAAACGAGATAAACTAACAGTACAGCTATGGGTAGCAACGGCGCTTGTTATCTGTGGCATCCTCCTCCTCTTTGCAGGCTTCATGGTTAAGCCTCTCGGGGAGATTCACAACTCCATTCTAGTCGCCTTTGGTGAGATGTCCACCTTCTCGGGCGCTCTCTTTGGCGTAGACTACAACTACCGTTACAAGCAAATCAGAGACAGAAAGGATGGCGAAGAAGACGGACAGCAAGATTGATAAGCGGAGTATCGCCCGCACACTCTACCTCGACGGCAACTACACTCAGGAGGAGATTGCCGTAAAGGTGGGGGTCTCTCGGCAGACCATCATCCGCTGGGCGAAGGAGGACAGCTGGGCGGAGCTTAAAGCGTCTCTCTCGGTAACGCCCACTCAGCTCATCGCTCAGTGGCAACAACAGATAGCCGAGATTAACCGCACCATCACCAGTCGTGAGGAGGGGGCACGCTACGCCACCCCCGCCCAAGCTCACGCGATGCTCAAGCTCGCCACCTCCATCAAGAAGATACAAGATGATCTCGGCATCAGCGAAGTCATCAGCGTCTGCATGCGCTTCCTCGCTTGGCTTCGTCCCCTCGATGTGGAGCAAGCCAAAGCCTTCAACAGCCTCATGGATGTCTTCATCAAAGATCAAGCAAACTCTAAGCGATGACACAGCAGGAAAAGCAAGCCCCGAGGCAGTGGGAGGAGTTCCACAAGTCCTTTGCTCGGGATGCCCTCATCGATCACAACCTCACCGCTGGGCAGATTGACAAGCTACGCAAGGAGCTTGAAGCTGACCCTGTGCAGTGGTGTAAGTACCTCTTCCCAGGCTACGCCAAGTATGAGTTCGCCCCCTTCCAGGTCAAGGCGATTAAGCGCATTATAGAGCATGATGAATGGTATGAGGTGCTCTCCTGGTCGAGAGAGCTGGCTAAGTCAACCATCGTAATGATGGTGCTGATGTATCTAGCCCTCACGGGTCGTAAGAGGTTCTTTGTCATTACCAGCGCTACCGTGGATAGTGCCATCCGACTACTCACTCCATACAAGGTCAACTTTGAGACGAACCCACGCCTTAAGCAACTCTATGGCAACCAGGTGAACCTTGGTCAGTGGACTGAGCGAGATTTTACTATTCGCTCTGGCGCAAAATTCTTGGCTTTGGGTGCTGGGTCTGCCCCTCGAGGCAGTCGTAATGAGTCCATTCGTCCCGACGTGCTCGTCGCTGACGACTACGACACCGACGAAGACTGCCGTAACCCCGAGACCCTCAAGAAGAAGTGGGACTGGTTTAATGAGGCGCTCTACCCAACACGATCCATCAGTGAACCAACCCTAATCATCTGGTGTGGTAACATCATCGCAAAGGACTGCTGTGTCAAGCGTGCAGGAGAAAAAGCCAAGCACTGGGACATCGTCAACATACGAGACAAGCAAGGGCGCTCGACTTGGCCAGCAAAAAACAGCGAGGAGATGATCGACCGAACGCTGGAGAATATCCCTCGCTCAGCCCAACAGAAGGAGTACTTCAACAATCCGCTCTCTGAAGGGAGCGTCTTCAAGAACCTCGCCTTCGGGAAAATTCCTCCCCTCAATCGATTCAAGTACCTGATCGCTTACGGCGACCCCGCTTATAGCGACCGAAAGACCAAGCAAGGTTCATTCAAGGCGCTCTGGCTAATAGGCAAGCTTGGGGATAAGTACTACGTCATTAAGGGCTACCTCGCACGTGAGACTAACGCCAACTTCATCGGCTGGTACTTCGACCTGAAAAAATGGGTGGGAGGCAAGACCGTGGTGTACTTCTATATTGAGAACAACAAGCTTCAAGACCCATTCTACGAACAAGTCTTCAAGCCCCTCATACGAGAGGAGATCAAGCGCAGGGGCGAAGAGATTCACATCCGACCCGATGAGCGCAAGAAGACCGACAAAGCGGTTCGCATTGAGAATAATCTAGAGCCCCTTGACCGACTAGGACAACTTATATTCAACGAGGACGAGCAAGATAACCCCCACATGGTAGAGCTAATCAACCAAGGAACACTGTTCGAGATGCATCTGCCATACCCTGCCGACGGTCTAGATGCCGTGGAGGGTGGGATCAGCCTCATCAAGAGCAAGAGTGCAGAGCTTGATCCTCCAGAGGTTATTGGGTATGACGAGGTCAGCAAAGGCAACCCCTATCGCATTTAATTATGGCAACATTTATCACCCCTGAGGACTACAACGCAAGCATCCACCGAGAAATACTCTCCTCCCTTCTAAGGGAGACCTCAGCAGGAGGTCAGCCCAACCCTGACTACGATCCTCAGGTAATTGAGATTTGCGAGGATCGCACTATCTCCGAGATGAGCTCCTACTTGGATAAGATCTATGATTGCGATGCTATCTTCTCCGCCGTAGGGAAAGAGCGCCACAATCTCATCTTGATGTTCGCTCTCGACATCACCATCTATCACATCTTCAGTATCCATAACCCCTATAAGATTGCTGACATCCGAAAGGATAGGTATGAACGAGCTATTGAATGGCTCAAAGGCGTATCCCGAGGGGAGATCACCATCCACGGGGCACCTCGGCTGGATAGCGATGAACAGAATCTGAATAGCCCCTGGCAGATTGATGCTGAAACCCTTAGACCCACCCTACGTTAATGGCAAAGAATCGAACTCAAAAGCGTATCCAACAAGGAGGGAGCCTACGCTCCTCCTCAGGCTCTTCGTATCACGTCCCTGACGTTGTCCTACAGATGCCTGAGCTATTCCTATTCGACCTGCAGAAGTTCCAGAACAGCCTACGTCGAGCCAAGCAGATCGACTTCCCTTCTCGATCCCGATTATACGACCTCTACGAGTCGTCAGAGCTAGACATTCACTACATGGGGGTCTTAAGCAAGCGCCTTCGAGGGGTAACACGCATCCCTATTGAGTTCCATCGAGATGGGAAGCCCGACGATGTAATCACCCCACAGTTACGCTCCCCTTGGTTTAAGGAGGTACGTAAGGAGATCACCCTGGCACAGTTCTGGGGCTTCTCCCTGATGCAGTTTTACCTTGACGAGGAGGGCAATATCCGTGCGGATCAAATCAATCGCAAGCACTACAATCCAATCACACGTCAGCTCCTGAAGTACCAAGACGACCAGGTGGGTGCGCCTATTGAGGAGTTCGATAATATGCTCTTTGTCGGCGGAGAGCGTGACCTTGGAGCCCTTGTGGACATCATGATTGCCATTCTTTACAAGAGAGGTAACGTCAGTGACTGGGCTAAATTCTGCAACATCTTCGGTATACCGATCCGTGAGTACACCTATGATGCTGGTGACCAAGAAGCCCGAAGGAAGATCATTGAGGATGCCCGTCGCCAGGGATCATCGGCGGTCTACATCCACCCCAAGGAGAGCTCCCTTGTCCTGCACGAGCCAAAGAATGCGTCCGCCACAGGTGAGCTATTCGAGAACTTCACCAACTACTGGGATAGCAAGATCTCAATCCGTGTGCTCGGCAACACGCTCACGACCGATGCTAAGAAGGTAGGCACACAAGCGCTCGGCGAGGTACACAAGGAGGTCGAGGACGAGATGAATGAGGATGACCGAGACACCATCCTCGATGTCCTCAACTACCACATGCGTCCTATCTTTTCTAACCTCGGCTTCAACACCGAGGGCGGAGAGTTCGTCTACGCCAAGAAGGACAAGACGCATCCCACCCAGCAGGTGGACATTGTCCTCAAGCTGAACTCCATCGGGCTACCCATATCCGATGACTACCTCTATGAGTTCTCAGGTATCCCCAAGCCCGAGAACTACGACGAGCTCCTTGCTGAGAAGAAGGCGAACAAGGAAGCCCTGCAATCTCAACTACTCGGCGGTGACGCTCCCTCTACCGAAGAGGGCAACACCGATGACAACAATCTCTCGGAGGAAGAGAAGACCAAAGGCAATACTCCGCCTCAGGGCAAGAAGGGCTTACGCAACCTGCTCAGCCGTTTTTTCTCCCTAGCCCCTCTCCCAGGAGGGGCGGACAGCGACTTCTGATAGACAGCCTCTACTACGGAGAGCGTTCCTGCCCCTGCTGTTCGGGCTCTATCCACAACGATAGCACGGTCAAGTTTAGCCCACAGATCCTTGAGGAGTACCTGCGCAAGGTATATGATGGGTTTGACGTATCGACGGAGATAGAGCCACAGGCATGGCGAGAGGTTTTGCGCATCATCAATGAGGCAAGCGTCGAGGGACTCATCGACAGTGGGCACGAGACCCATGAGCAATCTTTCCTGCGGGAGCTTCGCCACTCGAACGAGGTTTTTTCTGCCTTCAAATGCCATTCGATGGGTAGTCAAATGCAGAAGCGACTTTTTGACGAGGAGGGCAAGCTCCGATCCTTTCAGGATTGGAAGAAGAGTATTGCGCCCATTGCAAGCCATCAGGTCGGCTCTTGGCTACGAACGGAGTATGATACCGCTATCCTCAGAGCTCACCAAGCATCCGACTGGCAGGAGTTTGAGCGCAATCGGGATGTCCTGCCGAACCTACGCTGGATGCCGACCACCTCACCCTCCCCAGAGGCTGTACATGAGACCTTCTGGGCATCAGGGCTGACGCTCCCTATGGATGATCCCTTCTGGAAGGACAACCATCCTGCTAATCGATGGAATTGTAAATGCTCACTCGAGGCTACAGATGATCCTTCTACGGGGTGGGAGAAGTCGCCCAATATGCCCAAGGCTCAGCAGGGGCTGGAGGAGAACCCCAGACATGGTCATTCCTTCAGCGATAAGCACCCTTACTTCCCCTCGAACTGCAGTGCCTGCCCCTTCAACAAGGGGAAGAAGAAGGGACTGAAAGGACTCCTCGAGAGAACCTTCCAGGCTCGACAGACGAAGGACTGCTACCACTGCCCCTATATCGACTGGGAGGTGGCAAAGGCAAAGTTCCCCGAGCGCTATGAGGAGTACCTCCAGCTGACAAAAGATAAGGAGTATAGGGATGTCGAGTTCGATCCAGAAACGGGAGGCATCAAGGCTTCTCACATCGGGCATAAGCGCAATAGTACGAAGGACAGGTACTTCGGAGAAGAGAAGCTAACCGCCCATGCCCTCGAAGAAGAATGCGCTGATACGCTCTTCCATGCTGGACATAAGGTAATTTTCCTTGATGAGAGCAAGCACGATAGGAATGGACGACCATTCTCCGCTTTGGATATGTCTGTTGATGGAGTTGTCATGGATATCCGCAGTATCACCATGGATAAGGATAACTACGTCAATGCCCTAACGGCTAAGAACAAACAGCTCGAGAAGTATAACCTCCGAAGTGACGTGGAGCGAGCCGACAGCCTCTGCTTATACTTCCATGACTCTACGATGTTCAGCGATGCTCGAATCAAAGCTTCTATACGGAGCTACAACCGCATCATGGAGGCAGACGCTAAGGAGCAAGGGCAAGAGGTAAAGCAGATCAGAAAGCTCGTAGTCGTCCTGAGAGGTGAGCGTAAGGTGCGACACTACGAGGTATAAAAAAGGCCTCGCCCATTTGACCCAGAGGGTAAAACGAGCGAGGCGGAGCGACGTTCCCGAGTGGGATACCTCGCATCACAAAGATAAGACTATATTTTGATATGACAAGCGATGATCCCAAAAAGCTCGTGCAACTGGTCACGAGGCTTAAGGAGCAAGTCGAGCGAGAAGTGAATGATCGACTTCCCCGAAAGGTCGGGATAATAGCCGTTCAGCACTTCAAACAGAACTTCCGTGACTCGGGATTCCATGACGGCGGTCTTCGCCCCTGGACGAAATCTCAGAGAGAGCTAAGGGGTGGGATGGGGGCATCTGCCCGCTATAAGACCCTTACCTCCGCTCGCAATCACTTGATGAGTAGCACCCAGGCGCATATCGGTCGAGGGGAGGTGAGCATCGAGAATCCTGTACCCTACGCCGTAATCCATAACGAGGGCGGTACAATTGTCTCCAACCCAACTATCACCCCCAAGATGCGTAAGTACGCATGGGCTATGGTTTACAAGCTTAGCGGGCGCAAGCGTGGCTCTACGGGCAAGAGAGGCAAGAGGACGGGGGGCTCCAAGGAGGCTATCCCCGAGGAGGCGAAGAAATGGATGGCGCTTGCCCTCACTAAGAAGACGAAGATCAAGATCCGAGCTAAGATGCCGAAACGTCAGTTCATCGGAGAGAGCCGAGAACTTATGCAGAAGGTAAGCAAGGAAGTAAACGACAGCATACAGCGAATAAAAGATGGAATATCTACTCTCTAACATGGTCGCCCATATAGCCAGGGAGATGCCTGAACTCATCCTGGTAGACGAAGATTATGGACAACTAGAGAACCTTGACGACGACGGGCGACAGATGTATCCGCTCACCTATCCAGCCGTTCTCATCGAACCGAGCCGTGTAGACTGGTCACATCTGGAGGGCGATAGTCAGAAGGGAGAAGCAACATTGCGAGTGCGACTGATCATCGACTGCTTCGATGATACGCACTCAGGTTCTGGCACTGAATTTAGTATTAAGGAGCGAGAGGAGCTTAGACACAAACTTCACAGCTTGCTCGAGGGATATCGTCCTCTCGACGATGGAGGATTGATGCGTACTCAGTCTACCTTCTTCACCTTTAACCACGGGATAAAGGTCTACGAGAGTACCTACACCTGTACGGTTACCGAGCAGATGAGGCGGGGAACAAGCTATAAGAGTACTCAGATACGACTTTCAGTGAAGTAGGCACGCCTCTGACTGCTCGAACCTTGGGCTTCTTGATGCGATCCATAAGCTCTGCACGAGGCACGCCCTGGTAACCCTTAATAATCGTCCAGATGCGTTGCTCTGATAGGAAGAACTCCTCTTCGCTAAGGATACGAAGCACCTCATCGAGGCGAATCTTGCACACGTCGTAGTGGTACAAGAACCGCTCGTAAAGCTTATCATCACGCTTCTTGATGAGGTCAATATTTCGTCCCTTTTTACTCATATATGCAAAGATACAAAAAGGTCAGGGGATAGGAGGAAAATTCTCCTATCCCCTGACCTGCTTAGTCCTTGTAGCCCAGCTTCTCCATCTCTTCAAACCAAGACGTGAAGCCTGCCTTGTCGTCGATATATCGGTCGGCATAGACCTTCATCCCGCCCTCCCCGTACTTGGCAAGGTTTTCGGGGCAATGGTCGTTCACACGATCGATCGGGATACCACGCTCGAGCAACCAGTTGATAGCATCTTTTAGGCGCTCACCTGTTCGGCATGTCCAGAGGATGAGATAGTGACCATCCTCGTGCAAGCGTCGCATGCTGTCGATTGCACGAGGCATCGGGTAGCCTATCTCTGGGTATCTGTTCTCACACAGCGTACCGTCGAAGTCTACTGCTATGATCATTCGGCGGGCGGTGCGATATATTGGAACACGTCG